ATGATGTCACCTGTGAGCAACAGATTGGCAAACATCTTGAACCCTGCAGGGTGTGCGCTCTTTAAGTAGATGTTTTTCCAGTTGGACAACTGTTCTGTGGTTTCAATGACATAGGAATAAGGCTGGTAGTAGTCATTGTCTTGCAGTTTAATGATGTCAGACAAGAAGCCTGCATTATCCACATACTCACCTGGTGCATGATAGATGTGACCTGTGCTGAAGGTGATGGTGGCGGTAGAGGAACCAGAACGACCATTGTTGACATCCACGGTGAATGTTTCCACCGGTGTGAAGTCTGTGGAGATGTTCAGTTCCAACACAGCACCTGTTCCAGAACCAGATGCTGTCAATGTGGTCAATGGAAGTCCTGTGATGAGATCCAATTCACTGCTATAGTTGGCACCACCATTCACCACAGTGACCTGTGTGATTTCTCCATCAGCCACCAACACACGGAACTCAGCACCTGTACCGTCGCCCACCAGATTTACTGCTGTGGCACCCACAGCATATCCAGAACCACCATCCAGAATGGTGACAGATTCAATCACACCTGTCTTGCGAACCAGGAACTTTTCACCACTATCCACAATGGACAACAACTTGATTTTACCACGTGTGGGAGCTGAAGCATAATCACCAAACAAAGTGTAATCTTCCAGGAAGTATTGTTCAGCAAAGGTGTTTTCAGTTTTCACCACACGAACAATGGCGTTGTTCTGTAAAGATTCAAAGGCGTAGGCAGCAGACCCTGTGGTGACTTCTGTGTAGTCGCCTGCAAAGTACAACCCTTCAATACCTGTTTCTGAGATGAAAAAGGTGTCATCTCGACGGAACCTGCTACCTGCTTCATCAACACTTACTACACGGGTCAACTGTTTGGAAATGGTGCCATAGGTGGTGGTGGTGTCACCAACAAATTGCACGTACACGTGTGTATCATAGTTACCCAGACTGACAGCCAAATCAGTGTCAGCAGAAATATCATCCGGAAACACAAAATCAGGATTGATGTCCACTTCCAACTGATAGATGTTGGGACGAGAGGTTTCATACACATCCAAACATCGTGTTGTAGTGGTTCTGGAGAAATTACCTGCACCTGAAATGAATTCCAGATAGGACAAGGTGATGATTTTTTCCTTCAACTCAAAGATGTTTTCATCAGGGAATCTGGTGGTTTCCACTTTGATGAAACGTTTTCTGCTCCATCGACCGTCTGAGGCGCGAAGGATAAAATCACCTGGATATTTTACTTCAGCTGTGTCATTGAACATGAAACGGAAAAACATTTCCGTGGCTGTTTCTGATCCCTTGGCTTCATAGTACTGATTGATGTACTTGATTAATTTTCTGTTGGCAAGGACGGTGTCACTGGGAAAATCATGAGTGAATTGAGCTCTGAAATATGGAATGAAGGCATCTAGTGTGATGTCAATATCTGTCCAATCAGAATTACTTAACAGAACATCATGAGCTTCACCCTCTTGTTCCAGAAATTTATAATAATATTCCAGAAATGTTACAAACTGCGGGTGTTCCACCCGCACAAATTCCGGGATTTGCCCGGAAATCAGATGATGTAACTTTCTCTTGATAGACATTGTTATTGTGTGAATGGACGACAGCTAATAATCAAACCTGCTGAAATATTAGCTTCTGAATTGCTTTCACTATCATCTAGTGTTAGAATGTTATTTCTGGAAGGAGTTGCTTCTATAGAACTTGTAGCTGTCTCAGCTGTACGAACAATACTACTGGAAATGTTTTGATATAGTGGTTGAGGTTGTACATTTACATACACTTCATTTACATTACCCACATATTCTGTGACAATAACATTTCGCAGTGTTACAATTCCTTGATTGTAATTAATGGTGCCTACATTTGCAATAGGTAAACGTGTATCTTGGTCCACAAATTTTATAGTTCCTTCTCCATCCCTATTTGCAATAACATCATTGGCAAAATCTTGTAGATGTCCAAAATATGATAGGTTATTTACTGTAGTGATGAAGTTACTGCTTCTGAAGGTCTCTGGCTCAATAGCAGTTAAAAAATTCAATGTTTCAGAATATCCAGATGTATCACTAGTTCCAATAACAACACGTTTTTGTAGTCGAATTTGAAACACAGAACCTACAATGGAAGTGTTCAATTGTTTCACGGTTTCTGAAATTTTAGACAAAAAGAACGTTCTGTCCAAAGTACCCAATTCATTGTCAAAATAATCTTGAATACCTGCAATCACCAATGAACTCAATTCTGAAGCTTTCAATGAGGTCAATTTAGGATTGTAATTCACAATACCTTGCAAACCAAGATAAACATATTCTGGATCCACAAACTCATGTTTGATGCTCATCACACTTCGTGGACGAAGAATGGTTTCTTTGATGAAGTCTTTATCAGCATTAGTTATGACTGCGTTCGTGATGGGATCAACAGAAATGAACACGGTACCGTAAACTGGAGGATCATTTTCTTCTCCTCCCCAAACAGTGACTTCTCTGGCTTTAGAAAAATTTTGTTTGATTAATGTTCGATAATCTGCTGCTGTAACAGCTCTGTTTCTGTTGGCATTGAACTTGGGTGCATTGAAACGAATACTATCAACTGATTCTCTGAAAGAACCACCTGTTGCGGGTGAAACCAAAGTTATGGTAACCTCAGTTTCTCCATCAATATCACCAATAAGAGAAAAATCTCTGGCGCCATTTGGTGCAGAACCTTCAGACACAAGGTAGGTCACAGTCACAATGTTTCCAGGTATAAGTGTAGCACCAACATTGCCATCACCAAACACAATGTGATATTGACCTGAATTGTTTTCTTCCACGAAGAACACTTTGCTGGTGTCAGTTATATTTACTATAGATGATGTTTTGGACCAATCTGTTGATGACAGGTCGGCTGAGGAAGTTTGAACAGCAACTTGTATTGTCGTGGTGTCTACGTTTCCATTAGGAATAATCAAAGGTCCAGATGTGTTGTCTGAACCAATCAAAAATGTGTTGGAAAGATAGATTCCTTCAATCAGTTCCACATCTTCAAACACAAACACCTCACCTTCACTTACTGTGGCTGTTTGATTTTCATTCACATTAAAGGTGTAGGTTTCTCCATTTATAGCTGCATTAAATTTAGTGCTATTAGTAATGCTTAATGTGTTACCTGCTGTGACATCCTTTGTTACTATCAGATCCACGGTGGCTTTTGCTGAAGTTGTGGACCTTGGACTGTATCCCAACATCTTAGCCAATGACACCACAGATGTTCTTTTGATGGCTGTATCAATGAACATCTCATTGGCTTGAAGATTTGCCAACACAGCATTGTAATGTGTGTTGTATGCCAACACATCCAACAACAAACTCAAAGCAGAACCACTGAAGTCATAATCTGTGAATTCAGTTTGTGCTGCCAGATAGGTTCGTAGATTGTTTTTAATAGTGTCAAAATCTAGCTCTGTGACATTTAGTTCAGCCATTATCGTAATCTCTCTAAAGTAACCGTAAGGGAAGTTGGTTGATTGATACCTATGACAGTGAAATACAGAGAAATCTCATAGGCATTGTCATCTTCAAAAGGAAACACCACCACTTGTTCCAAAGCAATGCGAGGCTCATACAAACTGATGGTGTTTTCAATACTACGTTTTATAGCCATGGTTGTGATAGCATCCACAGGCTCAAACAACAAATTACGTAAAGGTGACCCAATGTTAGGTTGAAACAATCTTTCTCCCAAGTTGGTGTTCAACAATAATTTCAAAGATTGTTTTATAGAATTGGCATCTATTTTTTTCAACACATCCTGAGTTTGTGGATGTGCTGCAAAAGACAAGTCCAAATCTTTGTACAGTTTGTTGGGAGAAAGAATAGGCATTTTATTGAATATTTATATGGTTATGCGAGGGCTATAAACTTGTTGAATTCCTTCTGACGGTCTGCCAATCCATTGTACCCACCGTTCACAACTTTAGTTACAGGAGAGACAGCTTCCAGACCTCCGTCTGCCTTGGAGTTAAGATTTCTGGTGCTCCAGAACCAGGCAGCTGACAACAAAGGATATTTGGTGGCTACCAGGTCAGGGTTGGCCACCACATCGTCAGGAACAAACTTCCTGAATGCTATATAGTTGGATTTACCCGTCAATTGAATGTAACCACGACCACGATACTTGAATCCTTCACCTGAGGCTTCTGGGCCATTACCTATTCTATTAGCATAGGCGCGACTAGCAATTCTTTCAGGCTGTCTTTCATATTGTTTGGCTATCTCATCAGTAGGGAAATATTTGCCAAAAACAGCTCTTAAACTTTTCCAGCTGTAGTTTAGATTTTCTTGCACCGCTTTGAAATGACCGGACTCATGTGAACATTGTGCCAGGAAGTGAGACAGACGTTGTGGTGTGTTGATTTTGAATTTACACACCACTTCAGGAATCTGTAGCCGCACTGTTTCTGGGATTTTGTTCTTCAATTTTTCTATGTAAGTAGCCATTGCTGGTGATAGACAATCATCCGTAACTGTTGCAGCGGGGGCGGGTTCCTGACAGCTATCTGGAAGATGAACAAATTTCATCTTTCTGCCGGGATTAGGATACTTCACAAAACATCCACATCCTGAGCGATCGAATCCAGCTCCCCCAGTGGTGTTTCCTTCAATAGTTTTTAATCGTTTGTCAGGAGCTGCATCTGGATAGATGCCAGCCACGATACCTATGTGATTGGCATGGTTGGGTCTGGCTGGATCACCATAATATAAAATAGCAGCTCCCAACTTGGGTGTATTAGACAATAGACCTTTAGCCTCTCCCCATTCATGCCAACCACGGCAGGCAGCTGGATCTTTGGGAGGTGTTGGAGCACCTGCAGCTTTCCACCAATAGGTCACAGCTGAAGCACACCACTCAACACCTTTACCTGTGTTTTTCAATTGTTGTTGATGGAATGCATAAGATGTGGTGCTCTTCACCATTTCATCTATGATGCCTAACTGCCCGGCGGGTAGTTCACCGCCACCTACCTTACCACCTGTGTTTTTTGCTGCTCCTGCACCAGTACCTGTTTCCAACATACCAACGTGTTTCATGGCTTCTTCAATAACTTGCTTGGCAAGCTCACATGTGGCTTGTTGTGGTTCAGGATTGGATGCAGGGGCAGAAATGACTTCTGCCACATCTCCTTCAGATTGTTTCAATGATGCATATTCTTGGGACATTGGGTCATCTAAAGCTCTGGCTTCCAATGCTTCAGCAAAATAAGCAGCACGTTGTTCAGGTGTCAGTGTGAATCCAGGAGGTGTGATTTCTGGTTCTTCCGGTGTTTTTTCCTCAACTGCGTCAGCAGGTGTGGCTGCGGTGTAAGGAACAGGTGTTGGAGGAGAAACTGACAAGGCTCCTTTGAATGTACCTTGAATGATGTTTCCTGATGTGATGGGACTGGTGAGAGAAGTTTTTGTGGCAGCTTCCAATTTCAAATTGGATCCTGAATTTATGCTAATGTCAGAAGAAGAAACCACATCAATAGATCCCTTGGTATCAACATTGACATCTTTGCCTGCAATCATATCAATTTTTCCTGCCACATTCAATTCATAATCACCGTGTACTTGTGTTTTTAGGTTTCCATCCACCTGCAAATTGCAATTGTTTTTCACATAAATGTTGCAACTACCTTCCACAGTGATATTGGCTTTACCTTTGATATTAACAAAACCATTACAATCAATGATGTGATAATCATCACCGACAATATGACGAATCATAGTACCGGCTCCATCCACTTCTACATAAGTTCCTTTGGTGTGATAGATGTGTAATCTTTCAGCACCAGGACTATCATCCAGTTCAATAACATGACCGCTTTCTGTTTGTGTTACATGATTGTAAGGATATTTCGGGCCGTAAGGAATTTCTGGTTGTTCCCAGGTACCACCGTTATTGGCAACATCCACTAAAGTGACACGTGCCTCCTTCTTTTTTTCAACAATGGTTTCTTGTACTTTTTGATTTCTGGCTAAACGATTGGTGTCAGGTTCATTGATGTATTCAGGGAGTGGATATTTGTTGGTGGGATCTTGGAATCCATAATTACTGGTGTTTTTCAACTTGTCATAGTAGGAACGAGCCATGACACCACCAATGGTTCCCATTATCAAAGGTTCTTGACAATCTTCACCATCTCGGAAGAATCCCACAACCCAAGTGCCTTCCACTGGACCTATAGGTGTGGTTCCAATACCTGACATGGCAGCAGAGGTGATGGGTTGCATGGGATATGCCCATGGCAAACTATAAGTGGGTAGTTCTACTTTGTCTGCGGTGTGATAACCAACACAGCGAACTTTACATCTACCTAAAAAAAGTGGGTCATTTCTATCTTCAACAACACCCACCCACCAGAAAAATCCATTGCCGTAAATGTTTTCCATATTATGGTAGTTCCTTTTGATATGAATCTTTCATGACTTCCATGTACATTGTATGCTTTTTAGCCACAATGCTATGCCGAATAGCTGTCACCAGATAGTTTCCTGAAAGATATTGGTCTATTAAATCTCTACCAGTTGCTTGATTTAAATCACGTTCTGTTGATTTCGGAATGTTCAGAACAACTACTTTTCCCACTTCCATGTCTGTTCTTCCTAGGACTTCAACCATCAAATGAAAGTTACTGGCTTCATACATCAAACTGTTTCTTTGTGCTGCCCATTTTTCAAACAATGGATCCTTGGTTTCTTCAAACATGCTGTATTGTTTGGTTCTTACACGACGAAACATATCTGGTTTTCTTGGTATTGTTTGAGGAAATGTTTGAGATTTTCCTGTATCATGCAAATTCAACACTTTGTTATGATATTCAAACTGATTATGAAAATTTTCATAATATTGTTTCAACGTGATGTCATGAGTTATCAAATTGCTAGCATAGTATCCAAAATCTTGAGCTTGAAACACGTCAAAAAATGTGGAAGGACTGATGTTCAAAATTCTTCTGAATTGAACACTAACATTCAATGCTTCTTCTGTGGCCGCAGTGGCACTGTATTGAAATGTGTCATATGGATTGCTTACACCCTGGCGAATCAAGTGTTCAATGCTAGTCAAATAGAAATTTTTGTTGCCTTCAAAGAACACCACATTAGGAGCATTTTTGTAACTTCTGGTGACTATCCAGTTGATTAATTTCAATGGTGACCAGTAAGGTGACACCACAGTAGTGCTGGACAGATGTTCCTCTAGAATTTTTAATTCTTTTTTATCTTTCAGGTATTTGTTAAACACAGCCTGAATGATTTCATGAGTTTTTCCAGAAAACTGTTTACTGATACGTGTGATGTTGTCTGTTAATGCTTCCAATGAAATCAAACTGATGCTGTATATTTGTTGTGTGTTGTCTATAATACGTTCTTCCACACCATTCACATAGAACTGCTTTTTAAACACACTTTCTCGAAATTGCGGTGTTCGAAATTGTATTGTGACTTGTTCAATACCTGCCAAGGGCAATTGTGTGATGAAGCTGGCAGAGTCTTTAACCACGATGTATCCAGTCATCACACTGGAAAAAATGTCCTCGTAGATGGATGTTTCCAACACCAGGTTACGAATGTCAAATTTTTTACCGCCCGCAGTTACAGATATTTCTTCAATTTTGATATCACCTGCTTCTAGAATTGCATCCGGCATTATCCATCACCATTAATTAAATCAGTGAATTGTTGTACCACAGCTTCTACATACAGGCTGCTCAACACTTTGATGGGTCTTTTGGCATCATTCACATCCACTTCATGTTGATAGTTTGTGACAGGATTGGTGGAGGCAGAATATCCTTCATCCACAATGTATCCTATTTCTGTATCATAATAATGATGCACATCTTCTTCTGGATCCGTTACAGAACTGATAGGCAAATCTTCTGTTTCTTGCGTGATGTTGTTCAACACATTGTCTGTTGTTAGAATAATTTTTCCCACCTGAGAACGCATGTGTACAACATCATCTACAATTTTAGTTACCAGAAACTTTCCATCATTGTCTGAGGTGATGACATCATCAGCAGCATATTCTGATGAATCCGGCACTTCAATTTTGAAATCATACTTCAGATACACCAAGTCTGTAACTTGTGCATCTGGGATAGGCCATTCTTCTCTGGGATTGGTGATGTCATTCACCAGCAACACCAACCAGTGATACATTGGTTTTCCGTAGAACAAATTGCTCACCATTTCAGGTGTTTCACCATCTTTCACTAGATGTTGATCCATGAACACTGTGTTTTCACGAAATTTTTCTGACAAGGAAACTCGACGAAGAAAATCCGTGATGATGATGGGTTTGTTGTTGCTTTGAACCAGTACTGCAGGAAATCGTGAAAAGTAGTCCATGATTAGAACCCAGCAGTAGCAATGCGGTCGCGAAACAACAATTCCAATTCCAAAAAAGTCAATGATAGAGAAATTTCTGAAGGAGCACCACCAGTACCACGTACAGATATGAAATCACTGCCACCATATTCCACTTTCATGTTGGTGAGTGCACAGCTACTGGTTCTAAACAAATTGGTGTTTCTTCCTTCATCTTTGAAGTGATATTCAATCTGAAATTCAGCAGGATAGGACACGAAAAATTTTTCGTCACCTAGTGTAGGATGCATATAGTATTTGAATAAATCAATGATATCCAACACTTGATTCATTTCATAATCATTTTTTGGAATGAATGTGTAATCAAAATTGAAGGTACGAAAATTCATGGTCTTGAACAACTGTGATTTGAAAGGATTTACAGCAGTTCCAGAAAATGCACTGGCTGCAGAAGCAATACTACCCATGCCACCCAATCCCATTTCATTCATGGCACTGTCAGCATTTTGCAATGCAATAGCTGCACCTGCGCCACCTGCGGTTTTGATAGCGTCCAAAGCAGCTGAGGCACGGCCGGCCATACCGTCACCGTTACCAGTCATTATACCTCTTATTGCACCAGCAGCTTCACTTGCCATGCCTCCTAAAGCTCCTAAATCTTCATCTGCCCACGTGGCATTGTATTCAGTTCTGGGTTTGTTGTTCATGTACAATGCCACAACGTATTTCAAAAATTTTGCATCTCTGGCAGAACCACCTTCAGCTGTGGCTACTGTGGCGGCGAGGGTACCACCGGCTACACCACCTGCTACAGTAGCTCCAGTTGTGGCAACGTTGGCTAAATTTTGTTTCGTGGTGTCAATAACCCTAACACCTGTTTTTTGATTCAACCCAAAGAAACTAGTAGTTCTTCTGGCAACTCCTCTAGCCACACTGGCACCACCTACAGCACCTGCAGCTCCTGACACAGCTGCGGCCGCAACTGGACCCACTTGTGTTTCTGGACGAAATTGTGAGCTGGGTTCCACAAGATTTAATGCTTTCACAGCCTTGTCACTTGCCAATTGTTCCTTGGGAGTGACACCAGAACGTTCTGAGATGTAGAACATCATGTAATGCGGCGTGGTTTCACTGCCCACATCCTGAGGATATCTGTACACTGTCAGTTCATTGGCTTCTAAACCTGTAATGGCATTGCCAGGTGTCAGGGTGTTTGCACTTCGATATTTGGCCATAAATAGTTTCCTTGGGAATACTTTACAGATATTTATATGGCTTATACCAAAGACACATACAAAGGAAGATTCATCCCGAACAACCCCAAGAAATATGTCGGGGATGTCATGGAAATCATCTATCGCAGCAGTTATGAATTGAAATTCATGAAATGGTGTGACAACAATGATGCTGTGTTACGATGGGCCAGTGAAGAAATTGTCATTCCCTATGTCAGTCCAGCAGATGGATTGGTTCACAGATACTATGTGGACTTTTACATAGAAGTTCAGGACAAAACTGGCAAACGAAAAAAATATCTGGTGGAAGTGAAGCCCTACCGTTTCACTGTACCACCCAACATTCCACAAAGAAAAACCCAACGCTTCATCTCGGAAGTGAAGCAGTGGGGAGTGAATAATGCCAAATGGACAGCAGCACGGCGTTTTGCTTCTCAGAACGGATGGGAGTTTATGCTGATTACAGAGAAGGATTTAGGGACTACTTATAAATAGTAAGTAGTTTTTAACTTCATACCGGACATAGTGAATTTATCACCTTGTCAAGTAGTAGTCAAGCCCTGAATTTCACCATAATGCTAAACAAATCCATTCAACAACTGCGAGACCGAGAAACACCCACTAGCACGTTCCGGTGGTACCAGGACATGATTCGAAAGTTGGGTATGACCAATATCCAACCACAAAAAGTATTGAAAAGTGACATCGGTGAATTTGTCAACACCATCATCACTGGTCAAATGTATTTGTTCATGTACGATCCCAAGATGTCTGCCAAACTACCATACTATGACACACTACCTGTAGTCGTGGTGTTCAGAAAAGTACCTGAAGGATTTTTTGGATTGAACATGCATTATCTTCCACCATTGTTTCGAATGAAGTTGTTGGACAGAATGTTGGAACTGGTAAATGATGAAACCATGGGTGAAGATACCAGAATGATGGTGACTTGGAAGTTGTTGAGTAATTTCACACGATATCCAGGTGCCAATGTGGCAGTGAAACGGTACTTGTATGAACAACTGGGTTCCAGATTTATGAAAATCTATCCTAAAGATTGGAGAAAAACCATCATGTTACCCATTGACAATTTCGAAAAAGCCTCACGTAATCAAGTGTTCAACGACGCACGGAGCAAAATTTAATGAGTCTTAACGCGATAGGAAATGTTATCAAGAATACAGCTAAAGGTTTAGTAAATCTTACCAAACCTGTGAAACCAGAAGGAGATACAGGAACGGCTGCCCCTCAGGTGAAACAAATTGAAAGTGTGAAGATTCCTTCACTTCTACAATTCATCGCATTCATCAAACAAAACAATTTGGCTCGTTCTGAAAGATTTTTCGTGGATTTTCCAGGTGTGAGCCAAGGTGAAACACTCACATTGTTGTGTCATCAAGCTTCTTTGCCTGGTAGAAACATCGCTACTAGAGCACTCAGAATCAATGGATTGGACAGACAATTTGCGCACACAGCAGATTATGGTCAAGAAATGACATTGGAATTTCTCATGGACACAGACTACACACCGCGAGCTGTGATGGAAAACTGGATGAATGACTGTGTGTCAGCTTTTGAAAAGGATACTAGCAATGAAGTGGGATTCTACAACGATTACGTCAAAAACATAACTTTGAATGTGTTGATACCTGCAGGTATTCCAGGAGAAGCATTATTCAACTGGAGTCCAACACAAATGGATTTGGGGTTGCGTGATAAAGTCACCACCAGCAACAAAGGAACTAGTCTTGCGGTGGACAAATTGTTCATGCGTGGTAAAAGAACTCTAGACAATAAATTCACTAAATTGAAGTCTCAGGCATTTGGTGCTGTTCGTAGTATAGCAGCTCCTATATTGGAACTGTTGACAGATGCTGACCAGATTGTTTGTCAAGTCACATTGGTGGATGCCTGGCCCAAGAGTGTGGTCACGATGCCACTAGGATGGGATAATGTAGGTGTGCAACGGTTGAGCGTCACTTTCACATATCATCATTATGAATACGCCATTGCCAAGGTGGCATTGTCAGGTGAGGACACAGCAAACAACATTTCAAAGAACATGGCCAAGGGATTGCAGAAGTACACAGACAAAATACCCAAGACTGATTTGAGTAAGTTGGGTGTAGATTTGAAGGCAGGAGTAAAAAATAGTGCAACTAGATTATTTGGACGTGGTTAACACAAGGAGATGATATGAGTATACCTAAGGTAAAAGTTCCGACATTCACAACCACTCTGCCAGTCACAGGAGAGAAAGTGAACTTCAGACCTTTTCTAGTGAAGGAAGAAAAAATATTATTGTTGGCAAGTGAAAGTGAAAACACCGAGGACGTGATACATGCACTGAAAGATGTGGTGTTGTCTTGTACCTATGATAAGGTGAATATACATGAATATTGTTTGGCAGACATGCAATGGTTGTTTTTACAAATTCGTGGTAAGTCTGTAGGTGAAGAAATAGATTTATATTTGGTATGTGGAGAATGCCAAGCCAAACAACCCTACACATTGAATGTAGCAGATTTTGAGGTGGTGAATCCTGGATTGAGCAAAACTATAGCATTGGATGCGTCCACTAAAGTGGAGATGAGATATCCAACATTGGAACATTATGCTGCCTTGTTTGAGACAGATGCAGAAGAAACGTTGTATGCTGTGGTGGCAGATTGCATCACCAAGGTGTACAATGAAGATGAAATGTTTGTGAATGATGGTAACAGTCAGGCAGAGTTATTGGAATTTATTGACAATCTGACACCTGAACAGTTTGCACCGTTTGAAGGATTTTACAAGAATATGCCTGTGTTGCGGAAACAAATTTCATTCACATGCAAGGCCTGTAACAAACACAACAACCTTGTGGTGGATGGAATCAATCATTTTTTCGGATAACTCTTTCTCATGACAATTTGGTGAATTTCTACAAGACCAATTTCTTGTTGATGCATATACACAAATATTCTTTGACAGAAATTGAAAACATGATGCCATGGGAAAGAGAGACTTACATAGGATTACTACTAAAATACTTGGAAAAGAAAAATAACGAGTAACTTAAATGGCCAAATCTACAGCAGCTAGCAAAGTAAAAAAGACAAAAAAGGAAGTGGCAAAAACCATTCGAGCGGATATCTTGCAGTCCAGAGATATGCCGGCAAAAGAAGAGCCCACACAATCCGTAGACACAGCACAAAATGTTGCTGCAGTTGCAGCTGCTATTGAAGTGATGTCTGACTCACAAGAAGAGGTGTTGTTGGACATTCTGAAAGCTTTAGAAAAAATTCCACAAAATCGTGAAGAACAGGAAAAACAATCCCAAAACACTTTGGAAAAACTCATCAAAGTGATTGTCAAGTTGGACAAACAGATAGAGGAAGCAACAGAAGCCGGTGACACAGAAAAAGCCAGCAAGTTGCAAGGCTTGCGTGACACACTTCGTGGTGAAGCTGAAACTCAGCAAAACCTTTCTTTACAGAGCTTGGACGCAGCACCTAAAACATTAGGTGAGACTTTTGGTCGTGCCATGGGTGTGGAACCCACCATGATGCGTGAACAAGGGGGAGGCGTAAAAGGTTTAGCTAAATCTATATTCAAAGGTACCAGAGATTACATTGGTGCCGTCACTGATCCAGATAAATTCAACCAATCATTCATTCCTTCTGTTGATGAAAAAATTCAAAGGGAGCAACAAGAGCAAGCTGCCAAAGAAAAAATTTCAGCAAGTTTAGGTGAGGCACGCAAGGCTGAGATTGCTGAAAAAATCAAGGATGTGCCAGACCATCTACGTGTGAAGGTGGATCCAGAAACTGGAATGCGTTATCGAACTGGAAAATCCGGTTCTAGAATTGATGAGTTTGAAGAATCTGGTGCTAAAAGTTCTAGATTTGAATTTGGTACGCTTGGGGGCCTGGTGGATGAAAGCACTGGAAAGAAATATGACTATGATACACCAGCATCAGAAACCAAAGCCACAGCATCTACGGCCGCTAGACCTGCCGCTAGTAGCATATTTGAAGGAGAATCCGGTTCTGATACTGCCACGGACACTGGCACCCGAGACATTGTAGATAAATTGGATGAAGTGAAAATGTCTATTGAAGAACTGAACACCACGCTGGAAAACAAGGACATGGGCGGCGGTGGTGGCGGCGGTGGTCTGATGGACAATGCGTTGGACATGGTGACACGTCGAGGAGGACGCAGAGGTGCCAGACGTGCAGCCAGAACTGCTTCTCGTGGTGCTTCCCGTGCTGTTGTTAGCGGGGGCGGTAAAGGAATAATGAAAGGTGCTCTGAAAGGTGCTGCCAAGTTTGCAAGATTTGCCGGTCCTGTGGGTGCCGCCATAACCTTGGGTATGGGTGCCTATGATGCCGTACAAGGATTCGGCGCAGATCCAGATGCTAGCACTGGACAGAAAATTAAAAATGCAGGTAGTGCTTTGTTGAACAGTTTCAGCTTTGGTTTGCTAGGCAAATCTGCCAATGACATCAAAGAAGAAAAGGCTCAGCAAGAATCAGCTCAAGCACAATCTCGTCAAACCACACCAGGAGCTACTATAGAGGGTCAAGCCAGAGATAGTGCTCAACCTCCAGGAGGAACACCTCCCTTCAGAAGCAGTCAAAGAGCAGCAGCACAAGTGGAAACAGCTTCCGCAGCTGCGGCAGCTCCTGTAGCTGCTGCCGCGCCGGTCATTGTGAACAACTCACCACAAACAATTGCCCCACAGGCGGCTCCGAAAGCCAACACCGGTGGGGCAGTTACTACGGTTCGAGATATGCGAAACAGTCACATGAGATTTCAGGACCGTCGCATGGTTCGAGTGATGTAATTAATCCTCAGCCAACTTGCTGAAATAACTCAGGGTATCATCGTCATCATCAGGAACAGATGACTTGGGAGCTGCTGGCTTGGCAGCACGTGGAGCAGGAGCTTCTGCCACAGGTTCAGCTTCCATGCGACTCTCGGAAATCTTGTCGGCTGACACAGAGCCAGGACCGCCCTTCAACACCAGGTCCAGCTTACGCTTCAACTCCTCATAGCTCTTGAAGTTCTTGGCATCTGTGAATTCATTCAAAGAATGTTGCTGATTCCAGATGACTTCAATAGCAGAATCATCTTCAGCAATGGATGACACAGGTTCAAACTCTGACTTGTCATAGTTTCTGTATCCTTCCACATTGCGAATCTTCAACTTGAAATTGGCACCCTTCCAGAAGTCAAAGGGATTGGTGGGATCCTCATCCTCGAACTGAGGTTGCATCACATCCTTAATCTTGTCGAAAATCTTCTTGCCATACTTGTACAAGAACACCTTGCCCTCGTTCTGAGGATTGGCGGAGTCTTTGATGACCAGGATGTTTGAGATGTACTGAAGCTTACGCTTCTGCTTGCGAGCAATTTCCTTGTTGCTCTCCACGCCAGAGTTCCATAGTTCATTGTTCAATTCTGACACAGGATCAGGAAGATTCAATGTGGTCAAGCTGTTCTCAATGTACCAGCGACCTGAAGGACCTTGGAATCCATGATTCCAGATGCGTACCCAAGGAAGCTCTTCTCCCTTGGAGGGAGGCAGAAAGCGAATCACGGCGTAGCCGTTGCCTGCCTTGTCCACTGCCGGATTCCAGAAACGGTCATCATCACGGCGTTCAGTTGTGGGCTTTGCAATCTTTTCCACCTCTCTCATGAGGTTATCGAAGTTGCCACGATTCTTGCGTAAATCTGATAGACTACTGAATGACATTGTGTTTCTCCTTGTATAACGGTGTATGTAACGGTGTGTGTAACGTGTGACCTGCCATAACAAAACTACTCCTCATCAAAATCATCATATTCTACAGCTCTGTTCTCTGAATAATAATCATCCTCATCATCATCGTCAAGCATATCAAAGATGGCATTGCGATGCTTGCCAAACTTGTCTTTGTCTATTTTCTTGGGACGTTTGAAATCACGATAATCATCTTCATGGTCCCAATCTCGCTGTCTACTCATAGAAAGCCTTGTGTGTAATCATTGAAAATTTATCCTTCTCCACTTTGATGAAAGGTGAGTACTTGTGTATGGTTCTGGAGACAGAATTCCAAACTGGATCCAACACCAGCTGTTCATCCACCTCTGTAGTAAATCTATACAATTTATTTAGAATTACAAGTGTTTCCAACCGACATCTTTTACCACAATACTCCCTGAGAATCACAGGATGTCCCTGGGAACAATCCCAGGCATCTTCCAGAGTGGTGACATTCCAGGCTAAATTTTTCACATCTTGTGTGTAGGTGTAGGTCAAACTTTCCTGGATACGTTTCCATTCTGTGTAGATTTCTGGACCTGTGTTTTCAAAAATACCCCACTCATTACCATTCAGAAAATTGGCCACCAGATAGTTGATGAATTCATCCTGATTGTAATTGTATTGCTTCATCAACACTTCCAACTTCTTTTTGAAGTTGACCTTGACTCCTGACTTGGGAGGCCGAGGTGTGATGCCACTTCGGATGTCATAGTTGTCTGTGGTGAAGTGAAGCCGTAATGCAGTGTAAATCTTGTAAGCGTCAGATATGTTCATACAGGAAGTTTGGCGGTTTTCTTCAACAGATTCATTTCCTCGGCTTCTGCTTGTATCTTGGCCTTCAATGAACTGGTAATCATGGTGGCCACCGCCACAGGTTCTATCCCCTTTTGTTCACAGTATTCCAGAAGTGCCTCAAAACATCCAATGTTTCTTTTCACGGCTTCTCGTTCAATGTGTATGGAGAAGTCTGTGGAATTGGTGAACTCTCGTGTGATGAGATATTCCACAGTGAGAAGCTTCGGGTCTTGTTCATCAGTCATGTTTTAGGCTCATAGAAAATGTGACCCCCGATACGTACCACAGGTCGGGCAAATGTCCAATTGGGTGTCACTTTGGTGTTGTGAAAATATAGTGCATTCTCTAAACTAACAAGTTGTCTTTGGTTTGTCAAGACAGCTTTGGCAATTTTCATGGATTCATTGTAAATTTTTTCATTGAACTTCATACGAGCACCACAAGTCCAGGAGAACTGACACCCTCTGGAATTTCTCTGATACACCACATCACAAATGGTTTTAGGAAAGTCAGGATGCCGAACACGATTCATGGTGACCATGGCCACAGCCAGTTTACCTAGATAGGGTTCCATGGGAGCTTCGTAATGAATGTTTTCTGCCAGACATCTTAATTCCTTCTCAGAGGTCATGGAAATGACTTTTATTGCAGGAATGTTCATGTTGGTTTTCAATGATACAGGATACAGCATCAACAACAAAATGAATATTGCAACAATTCTTTTCATAAATCCTCCTGATAATCAAAAAGTAGAAAATCATCTTGAAACAAGTGTTGAACAATTTTTTGAAATGCCGGGTGTTGAAAATCTAAATGGTCCAGATGATGTTTATCAGTTTTTCCTATTTGTTGCAGTTTTGTTGTATCATACCCTAGGTGTGTTTCAATCCATTTGTTGAACTGTTGTAGATTTTCATACTTGAACCAAGTGACTTTTGGATGATATGCCCAATACACCTGAGTTTGAAAAAATGATTCATGGTATTTAAGGTAATCAACTGAAAAAATGTTTTCCAACGTATGTTTGGGTACACAATTTTTATCAAAGTTGGTGAATAAAAAATCTGCTAGATTCCCTATTGTATCAGATGGCATATTCCCCAACAGGTCAAGTTGACTCAAATGTTTCAACGCGGAAATGAAGCGTGTTCTGGGATGTCTGATGACCGTGAACCCTGAGTGCTTCTTCTGATGGTGGTTATATAAGGTGTGGAAGGTGTAGTGAAAATGTAGTGAGGAATCCACATCTGGATAAAACATTTTTAAATAAGCTCGGGTGCCAGTTTTGGGAACCTTCACCCATATCCATTTTTCATCTGTTATTTTGGAAGAGATTATCATGTGTTAACCTATCAATGATGTTACTGGCTATCACCTCATGACACAGTTTGGATGGATGGTAGTCGTTTCTTGGCTTCTTAAAGTTAACATAGTCTGTGGCTATTGTCAACTCAGGTCTGGATGTATTAGTGGTATCAAATTTTGAGGTTCGCATATCAAAAAATTCACCTAGGATTTTGGTGAAACTTGCTATAGGTTTTAGTGGAGTATCCATCAAATTACCAATGGTTTTATAGGTCTCACCTTGGTAGGACAATGTAATTAATCTATCCATCAACCAAGAATGTGGTTGGATGTAAGATAATGTAGTGTGAGGCCAGCACAAGATGTAGATGGGAAATTTATGCTCATGCTGTTGTAGAAAATTCAAAACAGTGAGAACATCATGTACCTGGGCTTGTTCAATGTAATCATCTACGGAACTATTGTTTTTCCTGGCCCACTCATGAAAAAATTTTGCATGGGTTGATGAAAGCAAGTCAATATGTGATACACCAGGTAAAAGCAAACTATCACTTCTTGTCCATCTGGTAAATTGAAAAACAAATGCGTCTAAAGTTTGGTGCTCAAGAAAAGATTTCCACCAACTGATAATTTTAGTATGAGAACCGCCTGGAAAGGACTGATTAAATGCATGTGCGTTAAAATGAGAAGCCACTAGATGTGAAAATCTAGTGGTTTCTCTACTTCCAAAATAATAATCTAACCCTGCGCCATGAGTGAAAGAACATCCCGCAAACCCAATTGTTGTCATACTATATCATGTATCAGCGCAAGAACCACCGAAACATACCTGATTCTTAGCACAATCGTCATTATACACGCATGCCCCAGTAACCACTGTTAGCGTGTCTACTCCATCTATTTCTGTAAGGTATTTTTCAATCTCTACTGTATCCAATTCACTTACTTCTTCATTATACACACCCAGATAATATCCTGTGAAATACTTCTCATTTTTGGCATCAGTTGAGGTTATTTGAATCAGGTATTTTCCTACCACAACATCTTCAGTTGGTGCTACTGTTAGTGTGAGCACTCCATCTGCAAAAGAACCAGACACCCAGGGAAGTTTTTTATAGAAATTGGTTTGAAGTTGACAATCCACATATTCTGCTGTTGTTATTGGTGTTGTTGTGGTGAAAGACAAGGTTGTGGTTTCTTGTTTTTTAACTGGGAACATGCTGAAGATGTTAGGACTCCAAATTTTTGTTCCGGCAATATACAGTGCCTTCACCAGACGGTTGGGTGTTGTTCCATAGATGGCTTCATTACGAAACAACATATCTTCTGCTGCATATTCCAACAACATATCCTTCAGTGTTTCAGCATCTGCTTCTGGATGTTGCTCAATGTATTGAGCTAGAACACCAGACACTACACCAGCACTGATGGAAGTACCTGAAACAGTTGCATAGCCACCATAGATGGAAGCTGCAGTGACATCTACGCCAGGAGCAGTTATGTCCACTTCAGGACCATAGTTGCTTGATAGTCCTGTAGCCCAAGACACCACACGGTCATAGGCATCTGATGCTGCTACACCAATAACAGTGTTCAATCCCACAGGAGATAGTGTGTCTGCTGCAACTCCAGTGTTACCTGCTGCAGCTACAACCACCAGTCCAGCATTTTGCAATTCTGTTACTTTGCTGTCCAGCAATGCACTCTTGGGTACACTCCAGGAACAGTTCACAACTTTCACCACGTCGGGTGTGATTAAATGGTCTTCTAAAACTGCATTGAATGCAATAAGCAATTTACCTATGGTGACTGAACCGAAAGGAATTTTCACACTTTTGATGGCGGCATTTCTAGACACACCAATAGTTTGACCATTAATCACACTGGCAACAACTGTTCCGTGTCCTATAACATCAGAAAAATCTTCATTGAACGAATACAAGTGTTCAATGTTAGCTCCTTCGAATTCTGAATGGCTATCATTCACTCCTGAGTCCATCAAATACACAACAGAATTATCTCCTTCAGAAATAGGATTGTATTTTTGTTTCATGGGAAGCGCATCTGTAACTAAGCGAAATTGATGCCACTCAGCATGAGATGTCACAGTTGTTTCTACATCCAGTTCAACTAGAATAACACCTTCAATAGATTCCAAAGTTTCTGCTGAAAAATCATCTTCCACCTCTAGACCGATAACGCGAACACCTTCTAGATGATATAGAAGAGCGCCCTGAACGGTCAATGTTTCTAGAAGTGTTGTGGCACTGATGTCTGAAGAATAGGCAATATTAAATGTTTTCATGAAAGTTCCTTTAAATGGTCGAAGTTTCTGTATTATTTATATCATTTATACCAAGCGCACCAACAGCCCAGGCTCTTTCCATACAGAAATAGCACCCACCACATCGTTTTAGTTTTCGTAACCCACAAGATTGTGTCAAACTTAACAAATCTAGTATATTATGCTCTTGATATATTCTTAGTATTTCAATTTTGTCCAGATTGATGAAAGGTCGTATATGGTTTTCTGAACTCACTTCCCCTCGGATAGGAGGTGTATCTCCTTTAATATACACGGTTGGAGTGAAATGAGTAACCACTTTGTTGCATCCTGTCAAAACTACTCCAGGATACACACTAAGAATATATTCAGCTGCTTCTCGAATAAGGAGTTTCTGTCTCCTGATGTTCACAA